AGGAAACCGAATAAATAAATCTGCGATCTTTCGTGCGGTCGCTTCAAAAGTCGGAACACCCTATAAAGAGGTTCGGTTATTACCGTTCCTCTTTTTTTGTTGCCGTGCTATAAATATATCGGATGCCTTCGGGGTCCACACAATCAAATCTCGCTTTAAAAGGAGAAGTACAAATGACTAATTTAATGAAGTATAACGCCGCCAACATGAATCAGTTGATTGAGCGTATAAATAAGAACAGCATCGGTATGGATGAATATTTTGATCGTTTGTTTTCGCTGCATGAAACAACGACAAACTATCCTCCATACAATTTAGTTCAAGTCTCAAATGTAGAATCTCGACTTGAACTTGCACTCGCAGGGTTTAAGAAGAAGCAGGTAAATGTCTACACACAAGACGGAAAACTCTTTGTCGAAGGACAACGAGAAGATGGAGAAACTGGAACCGAATACATCCATAGAGGAGTGGCTCAACGATCATTCACAAGATCTTGGACACTGGCAGAGGATACGGAAGTTAGATCAGTTGAATTTGAGGATGGGTTACTATCGATAGTCCTTGGCAGGATTGTTCCACAACATCATCAAAGGAAAGATTGGTTCTAAATACTATTGAATATCGTCGCCGCAGAGGGGCAACTGGCACAATCCAGTTGACGCCCCTCTTTTTTATTGCTAGAATATAGATGAGGAAATACTGAGTTATGACTATTAAACTTTTGCTTTTGAAGTCTGGTGAAGACATGATTGCCGACATCACTGAGATGGCATATGGTGAAGGTGAAAACCGACGAGTTGTTGGTTATTATCTAAATAAACCTTGTGTGATTAAGATGCGTGACCCTAACATGCTTGAAGATCAGAGTGAGGGTAGGGGACGTAAAGCTGGATTTGAAGTGTCTTTGTTCCCGTGGATGCCTTTGTCTGCGGAAGAGAATATTCCTATTCCTGCCGATTGGGTTGTAACAATGGTAGAACCCACTATTAAACTAAAAGAAATGTATGTTGAGGACATTGTAGAACAATATGGAAAAAATAATCAAAGCAATAGTTCTGACGAACAAGCAAGTTCTAGTGAGTCAGATTGATGAAGTTGGTGCTGATGTTGGTGAACCAGATTGCAAACTGACCAATCCTTATATGTTGAAGGATGATGGTACAATGGAACCCTGGTTGCTCAGTGTCTCTCGTCAAGACGTTTTTATGATCAGTTCTGATAAGATCCTAACCCTTACAGAACCAATGCCCACCCTAGTTGAAAAGTACGAAGAGTTAACTAAGTAATGCGTTTCTACACTAATGTTCAGTTGATTGGTAATCAGTTCCTCGTTCGGGGAGTTGAGAATGGTAGAAGGTATGAACACAGAGATGAGTTCTTTCCTACTCTGTATGTGAAATCTAAAAGAGATTCAAAGTATCGGACATTAAGTGGAGAACCTGTAGAAGAAGTGCATCCTGGTACAGTTCGGGATTGTCGTGAGTTCTATAAGAAGTATGATGAGGTTGATGGATTTGCTATCTACGGTAATGATCGTTATATCTATCAATACATCTCAGAAAAGTATCCTGAAGATGAAATCAAGTTTGATATCAGTCAAATCAAACTAGTAACTCTTGATATTGAGACCACTGCTGAGTATGGATTTCCTGATGTAGAGTCTGCACAGGAAGAGATTCTTGCGATTACAATTCAGGATTATACAACCAAGGATATTATTACTTGGGGAGTCAAACCCTTTATTAATAAGCAGAAGAATGTTACTTATCATTATTGCCCCTCGGAGCAAGAACTTCTAAATCACTTCATCAACTATTGGATGCAGGATGTTCCTGATGTGGTGACTGGATGGAATGTTCAGTTGTTTGACATTCCGTATATCTGCAAACGACTCAATCGTGTATTGGGTGAGAAGTTGATGAAGAGACTATCTCCTTGGGGTCTTGTCACGGAGAACAAGATTTTTGTTAAAGGTAGAGAACAACTCAGTTATGATGTTGGTGGACTCACGCAACTTGATTATCTTGACTTGTATAAGAAGTTTACATACAAGGCACAAGAATCATACCGTCTTGACTACATAGCTGAGGTGGAGTTAGGTCAAAAGAAACTAGACCACTCTGAATTTGATACCTTTAAAGATTTCTATACTAAAGGTTGGCAGAAGTTTATTGAATATAACATCGTTGACGTAGAACTTGTTGACCGTCTGGAAGACAAGATGAAACTGATTGAACTTGCATTGACTATGGCATATGATGCCAAGGTCAACTATAATGATGTGTTCTATCAGGTCCGTATGTGGGACAATATCATCTACAATTATCTGAAGAAACGGGATATTGTTATCCCACCAAAGATTAGGTCTGACAAAAACGAAAAGTACGCAGGTGCTTATGTCAAAGAACCGATTCCAGGAAAGTATGATTGGGTTGTCAGTTTTGACCTCAACTCTCTTTATCCTCATCTTATTATGCAGTACAACATCTCCCCAGAGACGCTTCTGGAGGAGAGACATCCCACAGCAACAGTGGATAGAATACTTAATGAGGAGATAAACTTTGAGTTGTATAAGGATAATGCGGTGTGTGCAAACGGTGCCATGTATCGCAAAGATGTTCGTGGATTCCTACCAGAACTTATGGACAAGATGTATGGTGACCGTGTAATCTTCAAGAAACGAATGCTTCAGGCAAAGCAGCAATATGAAAAGACTCCTACTAAGGCACTGGAGAAAGAGATCGCCCGTTGTAACAATATTCAGATGGCTAAGAAGATCTCACTCAACTCTGCTTATGGTGCTATCGGTAATCAGTATTTTAGGTACTATAAACTGGCCAATGCGGAGGCGATTACGCTTTCTGGTCAAGTCTCTATCCGTTGGATTGAGGGTAAGATGAACCAGTATCTAAATAAACTGTTGTCTACAACCGAAGAGGATTATGTTATCGCATCAGACACTGATTCGATATATCTTAATCTCGGACCTCTTGTTGATAAATTTTTTGCTAATAAGTCTGGCGATAAAACAAAAGTTGTGGAGTTACTTGACAAGATCTGTCAAGACAAACTGGAACCATACATCGATCAATGCTATCAGGACTTGGCGACGTATGTATCGGCATATGACCAGAAGATGCAAATGAAGCGTGAGAATATTGCTGATCGTGGTATTTGGACTGCAAAGAAGCGATACATTCTTAACGTATGGAACAGTGAAGGAGTTGCATATGCAGAACCCAAACTGAAAGTAATGGGTATTGAGTCTGTAAAATCATCTACTCCCGCACCTTGTCGCAAGATGCTCAAGGATGCGTTTAAGATTTTGATGACTGGGACTGAAGATGAAATGATTTCTTTCATTGATAAGTCTCGCGCAGAGTTTAAGACACTTCCTCCTGAGCAGGTTTCTTTTCCTAGATCTGCATCTGATGTAGTGAAGTATAAGGGTTCTTCTGAAATCTATATCAAAGGAACTCCCATTCATATTCGCGGAGCACTTCTGTTTAATCATTACATCAAAGAGAAGAAACTTACTAATAAGTATTCTTTAATTAAAAATGGTGAAAAGATTAAATTTTGTTATCTAAAGAAACCAAACATTATTCATGAAAACATCATCTCTTTTATTCAAGATTTTCCACGCGAACTTGGTCTTGACAAGTACATCGACTATGATCTACAATTTGAAAAGTCCTTTGTCGAACCGCTAAAAGCGATACTTGACGCTATCGGTTGGAGCGTCGAAAAAACTGTAAACCTAGAACTATTTTTCTCCTAATGGACCTCCCTATTAACGATAAAGAACTTGCTACCATTGTCAGTGCATTGCGACTGGGTGGTGATGCAGCACTTTATCAAAAAATGAATAAGATTAAAGAAATTCGTGATGCTAACCCTGGTGGTCCATACAAGAAAATTGCCCGTGAAGAATTTGGATTTGTAATTTAATGGATTTTTTAAAAGAAATTGTAAAAGAAATCGGTGATGACTACACCAAACTCGCAAGAGACATCGATGACACAGAAAAATACGTGGACACAGGTTCGTACATTTTTAACGGACTTGTTTCAGGGTCTATATTTGGTGGTGTATCTGGGAATAAGATTACTGCCATTGCTGGTGAGTCTAGCACTGGAAAAACTTTCTTCAGTCTTGCTGTCGTCAAGAACTTCCTTGATGCTAACCCTGATGGTTATTGTTTATATTTTGACACTGAAGCCGCTGTTAACAAGTCTCTTATCGCAAGTAGGGGTATCGACCTTGATCGCCTGGTAGTCGTCAATGTGGTGACGATTGAAGAGTTCCGTAGCAAGGCACTGAAGGCAGTAGATATTTACTTAAAAAAACCTGAAGACGAACGTAAACCCTGTATGTTTGTGTTAGACTCTCTGGGTATGCTGTCTACAGAGAAAGAGATCACTGACGCACTGAACGACAAACAAGTTCGTGACATGACCAAATCTCAACTGGTCAAAGGTGCATTTAGAATGCTGACTCTGAAACTGGGACAAGCAAACATTCCTATGATCGTTACCAACCACACCTACGATGTCATTGGCGCTTATGTTCCTACAAAAGAAATGGGTGGAGGCAGTGGACTCAAGTATGCTGCTTCTACAATCATCTATCTCAGCAAAAAGAAAGAAAAGGATGGAACAGAAATCGTCGGAAATCTTATCAAGGCTAAGACTGCTAAGTCGCGTCTGAGTAAAGAGAATAAGGATGTTACCATTCGTCTTTATTACGATGAGCGTGGTCTTGATCGTTATTACGGTCTTCTTGAACTCGGTGAGATTGGTGGACTTTGGAAGAACGTTGCTGGTCGTTACGAGATGACTGTTGATGGTGAGACTAAGAAAGTCTACGCTAAAGCAATCCTCAAAGATCCAGAAACATACTTTACTCCTGAAGTCATGGAAAAACTGGATGAGATTGCAAAGCAAGAGTTTAGTTATGGGCAGTCATAATTTAAACAATATCAAAATAATTGAAACGGGAATAGACGTATCTAAAGTTTTAAAACAACTTCAGGAATATCCAGAAGACTGGGGTTCGCAGAAAAAAATAGAAAAGGTAGAACAACTTGATCCTACTGAGTATCTTATTACAACAGACGTTCTCCAACTTATTGTTGGTGGAATAAAAAATAAAGATGACTATGTTGGTGATACTGAAATCTGTATTAAAACACCTGCCTTTGAAAGACACACTGAGATTATTAAACTTCTTGGAAAAAGATTTAAGAAGATTGATAAGATTAGAAGGTGTGCATTTTTGGGATTACCTATTGGCGAACAAGTTGGAACTCACACTGATTTTGGAACTTACTATCTAAGTAAAGATAGATACCATCTTTCCATTCAGGGAAGATACCTGTATACTGTTGGAGATGAACAAGTGATTATTGAACCAGGAACTTTCTTCTGGTTCAATAATAAACTCAATCATTCAGCAGTTAATATTGGTGATGATGTTAGGATAACATTTGTGTTTGACTTTCCTCATCATAAAAACAATCCACAGAACAAGTTATAGTAATGGATAAAGTTGAAATTCTTATTTTAAGAAATCTACTTTATAATGAGGAGTATCTTCGTAAAGTTATTCCCTTTATCAAGTCGGACTATTTTGAAGATCCTCATCAGAAGATTACTTTTGAGGAAGTTCAAAAATTTGTGACGGAATATAATCAACCTGCAACCAAAGAAGTTCTTTGCATTGAAGTAGAGAAGCGTCAGGATATCAATGATACTTCTTTCCAAGAGATTACTAAGTTGATTAGTTATCTTGAGGATGTTCCTACCGATTTTGATTGGTTGTGTGATACCACAGAGAAGTGGTGTCGAGATCGTGCTATCTACTTGGCACTGATGGAATCCATCGCACTTGCAGATGGAAAGGATAAAGATAAAGATAGGGGTGCTATCCCTAGTATTCTGTCAAATGCTTTGGCAGTTTCCTTTGATACACATATCGGTCACGACTACTTGATTGATTATGAACAAAGATACCAAGCGTACCACCGCAAAGAAGATCTCATCCCGTTCGACCTTGAGTATTTCAACAAGATTACGAAAGGCGGGCTCCCGAATAAAACGCTTAACATTGCTCTCGCTGGCACTGGTGTCGGTAAAAGTTTGTTTATGTGCCATGTCGCAGCTTCCGCCCTCTTGGGAGGGAAGAACGTACTATACATCACGCTTGAAATGGCTGAGGAGAAGATTGCAGAGCGAATTGATGCTAATCTCCTCAATGTCCCTATTCAGGAGATAACAGAACTCCCCAAAGTTATGTTTGAGGATAAGGTGACAAAACTTGCAAACAGAACTCAAGGGTCTCTAATTATTAAAGAGTATCCAACGGCATCTGCTCATGCTGGTCACTTTAGGTCACTTCTTAATGAACTTGCACTTAAGAAGTCATTTAGACCTGATATTATTTTCGTTGATTACCTTAATATATGTGCTTCCGAACGATATCGCGCAGGCAGCAATGTCAATTCATATACAGTTGTCAAGGCTATTGCTGAAGAACTTAGAGGATTGGCTTGCGAAGCAAACGTCCCTATCGTTTCTGCCACGCAGACCACTCGTTCTGGTTATGGCAGCAGTGAC